CAACTAGCGCAGCTATACAGCAACCAAGCACAGGCTTACACGGACATAGCCGCCTTGCGTGCAGATGCTCGGAGCGGCTATCAGCACAAAGCTGGCCCGTCGCCTCTTAGTCAGATCGGACAGCTGGCCGGCGGCATTGGCGCTATGGCTATAGGGTTCGGGGGGCTCGGGGGAGCAGGAGCCGCGGGAGCAGCAGCCGGGGCAGCAGGAGCGTAGACGTGGTAGACATCATTCATCAAAGCGGTTTCGGGTACGCGATGCAGGGCTTGGCTGACTTCGTCAAGCCTCTAGCCGAGGGCCTCGAGAAGGGCATCGACCTCAAAGAGAAACGGGAAGCTCAAAAAGAACGCAGCCAGCAGCGCGAGGCGATGCAGGGCATGCAGGCGTACATGCAGCATCTAGCGCGGGGCGAGAACCCGTTTCAGCCGCAACCTGGCCGCGACTGGCTGGACCCGCGACTGGACCCGGACATCATGCGCCTCAAGATTATGGCCGGGGACCGGGCCGGAGAGATCGACAACCTGCTGACCCCGATTGCTGAGCAGAACAAGCAGGGATTCTACTCAGGCGAGCTCCAGAACACGTTGCACGGCGCCGTTGCTGCGGGGATGATGTCTGAGCATGAGGCCCAAGTAGCGCTACAAAGCGCGGAGCAGAGCGGTGACTATCAAGGCGCATACGACCTGGCCTTGCAGGGCATCGGTGAGGCTGAAGTGCGGCAGAAGGCGCACCAGACTTTGGAGATTGAGGCCGGTGCCATTGAGATGCAGCTCAGGCAAATGGGCGCAAATGCGCCTTACCCTGCCGTGGCCCACCTGGGGCGCATGAAGGCGCTCCTGGCTAATCCGCAGGCTGACGTGAATGTCGAGGCGCTGACCGGCGAGTTCTACGAGTTGATGTCAACGCACTACCGCGAGATGCTGAAGCCAAGAGCCGATGCGTTTGGGATTCCGGCGCCGGCTCGCGGGCTGCCGTTGTACTACGATGTGGTGGGCTACCCTGAAGGGGCGCGGCCAGGCACGCCGTCACCCCCTCCGGCTCAAGGGCCGCAAGCTGGGCAACCGCAGCCGCAGGCTGAGACCAGCGGCGGGCAGCTGACAGGTGGGCAGCAACAGGCAACAGGACCCGCCAGCCAGGCCGCGACAATTACTGGCATGCTAAACGCTTTGCAGAACCAAAAGCCGGCCGCCATTGGTGTGTCTGAGTTCACAAGCGATTACGAAACTAGCAACGTGTCTCCGCTGGGCCTTCGCGGCAACGTGCCCGGCAGCTATTACGGGCCGCCGAAGCGAAAGCGGAAGGATTAGGCATGGCGACAGTCCAAGAGCCTCAGGACTTTACTGCGTTTGCTGACCGCTACTGGCAGGTCAGGGGCAGTGGCGGCCCTATTGGTGATGAGCAACTTCGTCCGCTGCTGGACGAGTTTGGCTTGCCGTACTGGTCTGGCATGGAGGCGGCGCTAGACGAGGGCGTCGGCAGGACCAAAGACTTTCGGACTGTTGTTGAAGAATCGGAGCTGGCTGATTACCTGCCGTTCTTCGCTGGGGCGGCTCAGGTTGACGAGCTTCTTCAGATCAGAAGCGCAGCGAATGCGGTAGCCGAGGGCACCGCTACGCAAGAGCAGGAAGATGTGGTTATCCGCTACATGGTGGATATGGCCACGCCTGGCACGTGGGGCGGCCAAGTTGCTTCGCTGCTGGTTGACATGCCTGCATTCATGGGTGAGTTTGCAGCTAGTGGCGGCGTTGCATCTTTGCTGAAAACGGGCGGCAAGAAGGTTGCGGGTAAGCTGCTTCGAGAGACCATTGACCAAGCGGCGCAAAAGCAGGCGGCCGGTGGCGTGATGAAATCGCTGGCCAAGCGGGGCGTCAACGTCGGTACTCACTTTGGCGTTCAGATGGGGCTTGGTGGAGTCGGCGGGCAGCGCATCATGGCCAGCACGCTACAGCGCACGCTGGGCCAGGCGGGCATGGTTTTGGATGAGAACCAAGCTGGCGAGCTCGAGGTGCTGATGAGCAGCACTCTGCCGCAGATCGAGGAGTCGCTCGACATTGGTATCACCGACTACGCCATTGAGGTGGCGTCCGAGATGAGCGGCGGCGCTATTGGCAAGGTCGTGCCTATCGACAAGCTGACCGGCATGGTGCTGCGAGGCATCCAGGCGCGTGCATTTGCCAAGGGAGCTCAAAAGTACGGCGTGGACAAGGCCATGAACTTCCTGGCCAAGTCTGGGTGGAACGGCCCAATGAACGAGGTCTTGGAGGAGGTAGCCGGCAACGCAATGCGTGCAGCTGCCCCGAACCTCGAAGAGACTGCCGATGACATCATCCCGTCGTGGGAAGAGTTCACGGCAATGTACGTCGGCTTTGCGGTTCCGGGTCTGGCCGGCGGTGCTCTTGGGTTAGGGGGTGACTCAATGACCAGCGGGCCCGGCAAGCTGCCTAAGGGCGCAGCCCGATTTGAAACCGCCGAAGAGGCTGAGCAGGCCGGCCAGCGCATGGGCCTTGTCGAGCCTGTCGCATCGGAGTCGGCCGATGGCTTTGGCCTGCGGCGATACGCAGACGGACCCCTGGTAAGCGAGCAGGAGGTAAGTGCGCGCGTTCCGGCCCGGGCCCCGGCCCCCGACGCTGACGTGGACGCTGACGCTGAGCCAGGAACTGTAGATGCCGAGGTTGTAGATACTAAGGCGCCGCCCGCGGAAGAGCTCTCGGAGGAGGACGAAGACTTCCTGCTACAGCCGGAATACGAAGATTCGGATGTTCTGTACCAGCAGCTTGATGCTGGCGCGGAGGGTGAGTATCGCCGGGAGCGCGCGGCCGTGGTCTTTGATGAAGCTGAGCGGTACGCATCGGCCTCGGGGGAGCGCGCATACGTTGTCACGGACCCAAGCAACAGGGCTCTAAACTACGCGAGTCGCCAGGAGGCAATCGACCTGGTGCAGTCTGGCCAGGGCAAAGTCCTGGCCGTGCTCGAGCCTAGCCGCGAAGCTGAGCCTGCGCGCACAATCCTTCGCGACGCCCAGCAGGTGTGGGGGGCTAACGCGACCATTGTTGAGCCGAATCTGGAGCGCGAAGACGTGCGCGCAGCGCAAGAGCTGGCTAAGCGCGCCGGCGTGCGGTTTGTGATGGTTGATCCCGGCGAGGGCGCTGAAGACGCTCCGCTGGGCGCCTCGGCTCGCGTTGGGACAATTATGGTGAACGCGCGCAACAAGCCGCCGGCCGACGAGATTGCCGCGCATGAGCTTGTGCATGAACTGCGCCGCAGCAACCCGGAGCTCTTTGACCAGCTTGTCGATGTCCTTCAGCGCACCGCCGGGGAGCGCATCGAAGAGGCGCGCGGCAGCCGGGATATGTCGGACGAAGAAGCGATAGCTCGGTACGCGGAGCCGCTCGCCAAGCTGATGCGCCGAATGGGGACGCCACAGGGCCGTAAGCTGCTAAGGGACATTGCCCTTGAGCAACCGAGGCTGTTTGACAAGATTATTGACACTGTCCGCCGCATCCTGGCCAAGATCGGCCTTGTGCAGTCTCCGGTTATGGAGCGCAAGCGGCTGCGCATGCAGGAGCAGCTGGCCGATCTGGGCGAGCGCGTCACGCAGGAAGATGTGCGCGCCGCGCGATTGCTGCACGACTCGCTGACCTTTATTGGCAAAGCGCGCCTAGCCGGTTTGCTGACGGGCGACGAGCAGGGCGAGGTGAAGCTGCGCGAGGCTTACCTGGAGGAAGATCCTGACCGCGCCTTACGCTATCGCGACGACGACATGCTGGGGCAGAGCTGGGCGGAAGACAAAGAGCGCAAGCTGATTCTTGCGGACGGCACCGAGATCCCGTTTCGCTACAGAGTCGTCAATGCCAGCGACCTGCTGCCTAGCCATGACGCACGCAGAGGGTTTAGGCAGAACCCGGGCGGTGATAAAAACGAGCGCACGTATCACATTGAGAGCCAGTCAAAGGCGTCGCGCAAGAACGTCAGGGATATTGCCAGCGACCCGCAGCCGGAACGCATCTTCAATACCGCGCCAGACCCCAACACCGGGCCGCCTATCGTGACCCTAGATGGGGTTGTGCTGGGCGGCAATGCGCGCACCATGGGCTTGCAGCTGCTGTACCACAATGCGTGGGAAAAGCAGGAGAACGTGGACGCCGCTGAACGCGTGGCACAAGCGGCGGTTCAGTTTGCCGCACGCGAGATGGGCGAAGAGGCCGAAGCTGTGGCTATTGAGCTGGAGCAACCCGTCATTGTTAGAGAGCTCCAGATCGCCACCATCCCCGGCGCGCTGTCGCGCGAACTAAACAAGGATGCCGCGGCGCCGCGCACACCGTCTGTGGACGCCGTGTCTCGCGGCTCTAAGGTGTCGGAGCAGGCCGCGCAGATGATCGCCCAAACCATTGGCGAGGGCACTCTGGGCGATGTCCTAAACAGTCGCTCCAAAACCGCGTCGATGCTTAGCGCGCTGGTCAAGTCCGGCGCCTTCGACGAGGCTGAAATTGAGTCACTCATGGAGGGCCAGAGTGGCCTGCTGACTAAGGCCGGCCGCGAGCTGGTTGAAAAAACCATCATTGGCTCGCTTGTCACGGACGTGCAACGTCTGTCGGCTTTGCCTGCAAGTGCGCGAGGCAAGATGATTCGGTCGCTGCCGTCGCTGATGCGCCTGTCGGCAAGCTGGCCGCAGTTCAAGCATCACCTGGCGGCCATGTTCGATGGGCTGGCCACGATGCGCGGGGCCGACACTAATCTGGCAACGGAGGTTGACCAGACTAGCCTAGAGGACGAGCCGTGGAAGCGCGACATGGTGGCCGTCGCGCTGCTAAGCGAATTCATGGGCCGGGGGCCCAAGTCCTGGAACGAATTTGCCAAGGACCTGGTGACGGCCGTTACCGAGGCCAACATGCAGCAGGGCGCCATGTTTGGCGAGCCTGTGGCGGCTGATCCGGTAGAGGCGCTGTTGAAGCTGGTTGGCGATACACCGATGGGGCGCCGGCTTGCGCAGGCCAGCAACTTTGACCCGACCGTTCAAATGCAAGAGGCCGAGGCGGCCCCGGAGGCGGCCCCGGAGGCGGAGGCCGAGGTTGACGCGCCTGCCGCCGAAGAGCCTGCTGCCGAAGAGTCCGTTGCCGCCGAACTGCCGCAGGTGCCGGCCAGAAAGCGGCGCTACTCGCCTGCCACTGAGCAAATGGCCGACGCGCTCAGGCAGCTCGCGCTGGAGCCGGAGTTGGTTGCCGGCAGGTCGTTTGGCCGCCTTGAAGATGCAGACATTGCATTCCTGGCTCGCCAGGCGGCTGCGGCCGTGGCTGAAGAGTGGGGCACGTCTGAGTTTGTGGAGTTCGCTACAGAGCTTGCCACAAAGCATTCTCAGATCGACTTCAACACGGCCATAGCTTTTATCCATGGCGTTGACGCCCTGGCCCGCTCTGCGGGATCGCAACTGCCTGGCTTTGATGTAAGCGGCACCATTGAGGCCATGCTGAGCTCGGTGGCTGTGGGGCGCGAGCGCTCTGAGCTCGAGACCGCTGGCCTGGTGGGCAACTACGTCAGGACCACGCTGCAAGCGGAAATGGAGTCCCGTCTCGGGGGCGAGCAGGAAGCCGATGCCGAGGCCCGCGAAGCGCCGGACCTTGCTTGGTTTGATGCTTCGCGCAAGAGCCCAGCGTTCTCGCAGCTAGGCGAGCTTGCGGACGAGCAAGATGGCGTTCGCAAAGGCGACGTGGTGGTGGTGCTTGACGGCACCCGCATGCGCATTGATCGGGCAAGCACGGTCAACCGTGACCGGGACGTTATGCGCTACGATAGCGGCGAAGGCCGCATCGAAGGCACGGAAGGCTCGTTTAGCCCTGGGAGCAAGCGGCCTGTGCGCCGCAACATGCAGCAGCCCGTGCTAGTTATTCCCAAGCGCTTTGTGGACAACGACGCGTACCTTGCGCTGTCTACAGGCGACAAGCGGCCGGCTGTAGATACAAGCAGCCAGGAGGCGTACGAGCGCAGCGTGGACGACGCGATGAACTTCATTGCAAACAACTTGCTGCGCGAACCGTCCAAGGCTCACCGCAAGGCCGACCGGGAAACTCTACTCAATCTGCGCAACGAGCTCGCTGGCCAGCAGGCCGCAGCCCCTGAGGCGGCTAAGCCGGCGGCAGACGCAAGCTACGAGCAGATTGAGCGCGAGTACCTGCAAAGCATTCGTGATGCGCTGGGCGTCGATGAGCAGCAGGCGGCCGTGCTGTCTTACCTAATGGATTCAATGGGCCTCGACCGCAGCACCATTGACTTTATGCGAGGCAGCACGCCAGACCCCCGCTTGCTCAACCAGCGAGTGTGGCATGGCTCAAGCGCGGCGTTTAGCAGGTTCGACACCGGGTTTATTGGCACCGGCGAAGGCGAGCAAGCCTATGGGTGGGGCCTGTATTTTGCGTCGCGCAAATCGGTTGCGGAATGGTATCGCGTACAGATTGCGGGTCGCGGAAAGGTAGATCAGCCGCACCTGCTTTTGCAGCAGCGCACCAGGAGCGACGAGCCTGGCGCAGTTGTTTATAACTATGAAGAGCTTCGCTTCCTCGGCCAGCGCATTCAGGACGCGTGGCGGGAGTGGTTCAGAGCCGCCAGCCAGTCGGAGACGGGCCCCCCTAGCGCAATGGAGCAGATGGATTGGCTCAACCGCGCGTTGAAGTCAATGCTTGCCGATGCGGAGGCTGAGCTTGCGCGGCAGCGAGCCGGCGGCCCGAACACGTCGCCAGTGCTTTTGCGCGCAGCCGAGAGAATCGCTGGCAGAATGCGCGATGTCGTCAACGGCACTAATGACGTTGGGTTTGAGGTGACGCTGGCTGGTCATAGAGGGCAACTGTACGAGGTCGAGCTCCATCCGGCCGAGAGCCAGTATTTGCTCTGGGAGGCAAACGCCTCAGGCCGTTTCTATCTCGGTGGTGGAAAACAGAGTCGCCGGGTGCAGACCGCGCTTCAGCCGATTGTCGAGCTTGTGTTTACAAGCCAGGGGCGTCGCGTGCCACGCTACCTTAGTGGAGAAGAGTTGTACAAGGAGCTGGTCTCCTACTTTGAGCAGAGGCCGCTGCCCAAAGGCCAGTCTGCGCAAATGGCAGCGTCGCTCAAGCTACTTGAATCGGGTGTGCGCGGCATCAAATACGTAGACGGGGTAAGCCGGAAGAAAGTGGGCCCGCTCCACTACAACTACGTAGTTTTCGACGCGGCAGACACGCGAATGACGCGTTTCTTCCAGCAGGGCAACGAAGTGCAGGGGCAGGTTGAGTTGGCCCAGGATGGCCGCGCAATCATCACTGGCTTCGAATCTGCCAACTTCAGTACCGGCGTCCATGAGATTGCGCACGTAGCTCGCCGCCGCCTGGTCAACCGCGAGGTGCCAGCCAGCGAGCGCGAAGGCATTACGTCGCAGGACATCCTAGAGGCCGAAACGTGGTGCGGCGTCGAGGACGGCAACTGGACTGAAGAGGCCGAGGAAAGGTTTGCCCGCGGCTTCGAGAAGTACCTGATTGACGGCAAGGCGCCGAACGCGCAGCTGCACGCGATGTTCCGCGTCATTGCCCAGTGGATGCGTCGGCTGTACGAGCATGTGCTGACCCGCACGGCCGGCACGCCGTACGAGGTCAAGCTGACCCCCGAAATGACTCGCGTGTATGACGCTCTGGTGACGCGGGGCCAGTACACCGGCCCAGAACAGGAGGGCGAGGTTCATGGCCCTGTCAAGGAGGTCGATGGAGTCAGGCCAGTTCGGTGGGTTGGAGGCAACGTGGATGTGGCGTACAACCGCCGCTACGACATTGTTCACCGCACGTGGAACAAGGACCCGCAGAAACGTAACACGATCATCTACGTGTTCGACGTTGACCCGTCGCGCAACTACTCGCCGGCCGACGTGTATCGAATCGCCTACACCAGCGGCATGATCCCCAAGGGCGGTGGCAGCACAGGCGCCGAGGAGATTCAGACCCCGCACGGATTTTATGTCCGCCGGCAAAAAACCAACCGTGGGCTCAAGAACGATTGGGTGCTGAATCCTGAGTTCCAAGAGGAAGATGCGGCGACTGAGGCTGCCGCGCCGGACGCCGAGGGCCTGGCCGGAAGCGAGGCAGACCCCCAGCCTGATGGCGGGCAGGATCTGAGTCGGTGGTTTGAGCGGCGAAGAAAGCAGCAGATTGATTTTCTGCGGCCGTTCATCGACGCCGTGGTTGAAGACTTCATCGGCACCTTGCCCGAAAAGTCTCGCGCCAGTGCCCGACAAGCGCTTAGCGGCACAACTTTCAGCAGCGACTTGGCCGTGGGTGATCGCGTTGTGGCTGCTGCGGCCTTTCGTGGCTACCAGTACGTAGACACGTACCCGGATGGGCCCGCCGATGCCCCGGCGCTTTACAGGGACGGGATGGTTGTTGCCGACCGCAACAACTACACCGCGACGGGCATGAAGCTATTCGCCTACATTGCCAGGCAGCGCACCCGCGAGCTCGAGGAGGCCATTGCGGGCGCCCCTAGCTTCTGGCGCGAAGGGGCAATCGAGGTCGCGCAGCCGGGGTACAGGGTGGTTGGTCTAGTTGACCAAAAGACGCATGAGCTCCAGCAAGACGGAAGCTGGCTGGAGATTGACCCAGACGCTGAGTCCTACACGGGCCTAGAGCTTCCTGCGCGCCCTGAGGGCCTGCCTGACTGGCACCCGCCGCTAAACGAGCACGACGCGTTTGGCGATATGACCCGGCCCGCTGAGCCTGAAATGATCGGGCCGGTGATGCCGGAGGATGAACGCCGGGCTCTGGAAGCTGCGCAAATCCTGATTGAGCGCGAGCGCCGCAAGCGCCGTAAGCTGCCGCCGGGCGAGCAGTCAAACCTCTTCGGCCCTGGCGAACCCGTTGACCTCGACCCGCCTAGCGATTCTGGCGGCGATCGTGGCTTGCAGCCGCCGGCTTCGTTTGAGGGCGGGCCCCGGCCCGGACCGGAGGACGTGGAGGGCGTGCGCCGCTCGTTTGCTTTGGGCGCGCAGCCCAGGGTCAAGCGCGCAAACGTCAGTGGCGACCCGAACGTGCGCAACTACGTGCGCGCCAGCGACGTGCAGATGGGCCGCAAAGGCGAGTACATGGCCAGCATCAAGCAGGCCGAAAAAGACGCGACTCGCATGCTCGAGGAGATGGGGGAAGAAGCCTTTGTTGAAAACTTCCTGACCAGGGCCCGCGAGGGAGTGCTGCACGATCAGGTGGAGTTCCTTGCAGCCCGACGCATTAGCGCCAACCTGATCAGAGATGCCCTGGGCATGGGGGGCACAGACAGGCATGCGCGTGCCATTGAGTTCATGTGGGCGTACCGTGCCGCGAGGGGCCAGGTGGCTCGTTCGCTTGGCATGGTGCGCGACGTGTTCCCTCGTACCGCACGCGAGCAGCTGGCCGATGTCTTGGCCATGCCTAGCCAGCGAGTGCGCCGCCGGTTCCTGAACCTGGAAAAGAAGCGCCGCGAGCTGCGAGAGAAGGAGCGCGCACAGGCCAGCGAAGCCAGTCGCAAGCGCCTGCGAAAGGAGCTCGAGCGCATTGAGCGCCAGATCGACGCAGAGCTGAAGCGCGAGTCTGAGCGCATGCAGAAAGCGCTGGAGAAGCTGCAAGAAGATGGGTTGAACCCCGAGACCGTGATTGAATCCGACCTTATGGATCCCAACACGCGCGGCCGTATCGCCAAGGCTATTGCTGAGGCCAGGTCGAACAAGTGGGATTGGTTCTTGGCATACCAGTACAATGCAATGCTGTCGTTTGCCGGAACGCACGCGCGCAACATTGCCGGCAACACGCTAAACACTCTCCAAGAGCAGTTTGTGCAGCGTGGGGTTGAGGCGGGCATTGCCCGCGCCCTGCGGCTGTTTGCTCCTGGGAACTTTGAGGCGGCGCCGAAGTTTGGCGAGTTCAAGGTAATGGCCCAGATGCTGCCGGAGGCGTTTATGCAAGGCGCCCTGAACGGGTGGCTGGGCTACAAAAACAACGTCAGCGCCACGGCCCTGTACTTCCAAGCCATGGGCATCGAGGTGCAGGACATGAGCCGTATCGAGCAGGACATTGCGCGGCAGGTGGGCAGCGGAAAGCTGCTGTACCTTGACTACCTGGGCACCCGCCTGCTGCAAGGCATGGATGACTGGGCCAAGACGTTCGTGGCTATCATCGAGATGCACGCCCGCTCGTATCGCGAGGCAGTCAACATGGGGCTCAAGAATCCCAAGGACATTGAGAAGCAAATGCGCATCTTCATGCTCGACGTGCAGCACCCGCTGCATCAAGAGGCGTGGACTGCGGCGCTCAAAACTGCGTTCCAGTTGCCGCCGGGCGAGTTCACTACCGGCTTGCTGAACCTGCGCAACAAGGCTGACTCAGCGTGGGATGTCCCGATGGGCACTCTCATGTTCCCGTTCGTGAACACGCCGACCCAAATCTTCCAAGCGGGCCTGCGCAAAATCCCGCCGTCCAAGCTGATTCAGATGGCTGTGCGAGCCGTGCGCACCGTCAAGGCTGCCCGAGCCGATGAAGGCGCCGAAGATGTCGCCAAGGGGCGCACCGTGTACACGGGCGCGGAAGGCCAGCGGCAGTTGGTTGAGGATCTGGCCGATTTGGTGATTGGTGTCGGCGTGTTCTGGACCGTCATTGCCCTACTTGCTGGAGACGACGACGACCCGCGCCCGAAGATTACTGGTTCGCTGAAGCCGTGGGGGTCAGAGCGGGAGCTCCAGTACCGCGCTGCGCCGGCAATGTCGGTGCGCTTTGGGGACAGTTACTACTCGTATGCCGGGCTCGAGCCCCTTGCCACGTATGCGGCGCCGGTCGTTGACGCAGCAGAGCGCTGGCTGGGTGCTGTAAATGGCGGAACTAAGGAGCAGATCCTTGCTGCCAACACTAACGTGCTCAACTCCATCGTCGGTCTGGTTCGAGACAAGACCTACCTCCAGGGCTTTGGCGAGCTGGTGGACTTGGTGCAGTCTGGAGGCAAGTCACAATCGCTTGCAGATTTCATGTCCGACACGTTCTTCACGCGAATGGTGCCCAACGTCATTCGCGGAACGGCCAGAGAGTCGGACGAGTACCTGCGCCTAAGCCGCACCGCAGAAAAGTCGCTGCTGGGCCGCACGCTCAACGTAGACAAGCTGTTGCCTGTGCCTCCGCGAGTTGCGCGCTACCTGGGCATTGACCCTGCGCCGCCCAAGCGGGATATCTGGGGCCGCCCCATTCCTCGAGGCGTGCAGATTGACTGGTCGTTTGGCGGGCTTGCCGGCCACCTGATGAAGGAGGCCGTGGGCCCCAAGAAGATGAACCCGGTGATGAAGGCCGACCTGGCCATCATGGCCTGGAACAGTATGGTGGAGCGCGGAGAGGCGATTGATCCCCGGACAGGGGACGTTGCAGAGCCGCTAAAGTTTGCTGGTAAGCGCGTCGGGCAGAACTGGTCGTCCGAAGAGGTTGACTTCGTAATGCGCGAAGGCGGCGGGCGGGCTCAGCGCGCTATCCAGGGGCTTGTTATTCGAGACGTATCCAATCCCACGTGGTACGAAATGCAGGCGATTCGGAAGATACTGGATAAATCGTATGACGCTGCCATGAAGCAGGTGCGCGCGCAGCGCCGTGTGCGCAAGGCCCAGGAGCTCTCAACCACCAGGTAGCCAAACATGGACACTAACGATCCGCAAAACGGCTGGACGGAATATCGCGCACTTGTGCTTAGCGAGCTGGAGAGACTCGACACAAGCATGAAAAACAACCATGACCACCATACGGCGCAGCTGTTGAACGTGGAGGCCCGCCTGTCCGACAAGCTGCACAACATTAACAACCACCTGCAAGCCACCACCGTCGAAGTGACTGCGTTGCAGGTGAAGGCGGGTCTGTGGGGGGCCCTGGCCGGGCTGATCCCCACGCTGACAGTTCTACTGCTCCGTACTCTCTAGCCTGCTGGCGGAGGGCCGCCAATCAGGCCGGCGCTGTTGGCCGCCAGCGCTTTGACCTCGCGCCTTTGCTGCGCGTCGCCAGCCATGGCCACGTACGTCTTGATGAAGTTGGGCCGTATGTTGCGCACTGCATCGCCCACTTGGGCCTTGCCAAGATCGCTGGGCTTGCCAAGGCGCCGAAGCACGGCCGCGGCGCGCGGGTGCTCCTTGCTAAAAGCCTCCTCGAGCATGTGGCTGTCCCACCGTGTTAGGTTGGCCGGTGTCCAGTCGCCTCGAATGAACTTGTGGGCGACCTCCCACGCCTTGGCCGCCTCGGCGTCCAGAGCTTCGCCCTGCCGGACCTTGCCAGCGCTCTTCAGGGCAAGCATGCGTAGCTCCCCGGATCGTGGCGGGTGAGGGTGCGCCTCGCGCAGCCACAGGACTGTAGCGGCCAGCAGCAGCTCGTCGTCTACGTCAGCCAGCACGCCCAACCAGACCTCTTTCTGCTCCTTGGTTAGGTTGCGTGAAACCCGGTCGCCGTACTCGGCAACCAGCACCTCAAAACACCTCGATATCGCTGTCGGTGATGCCATCGTTGTCATCCGGCCCGAGCGCCCCCTGCCCAAAAAGCGATTGCTCCTTGAGGGCTGCCCAATCTTGCAGCTTGCGTTGAGCTGCGGCAAACCGCTGCTGGGCGCCAGCGGTGTTGTTGTGTCGATGCAAGTCCGTGTCGGCCATGCCCTTCTTGGGGTGCAGGCCCTGCCACTGGTTCGCGGTGGACTCCTCCATCATCCATATGAGGAGCTCGCGGCCATGCTGCTGCCATTTCTTGCCCGTAAGCCAGAGGCGGCAGGTCTTTTCGGTCCACGCCCTGGCGCGAATGTCCTCGCGCATGAGGTGGTACTCGGTCCAGGCGTGCGTCAGCAGACGGTCGTCTTTTAGCGGCGGCTCATGCAGCATGCGGCGCCACGGCTTTTCTCCAGTTGCGCGGCGGGCCTTGAGCTCTCGCTGTACGACCCACGGCAAAGATAGCGCGTTGCGCTCGACCAGGCCGACGCCGGCCAGTTCGTCCCAGGCTGCTCGCACTTGCGCCGCGTCCATGCGCAGGCTGGCGGCGAGCTCGAACTGCATCTCATCAGGTGTTGGAAACGGGAGCACCCGCTCGCTGTTCCTGGCCATCCAGTTCATCATCCATACGGCCACGGCCAGGCCGCCGTGCGACAACTTCGCACAAGCGGCCTCCCATGCCAGTACGTCTATGCAGAGCACTGGTCGTTCAGGCATTCTTCCTCCAAACCGTCCAGCCAAACAGACGCACGGCAGCCCACATGGTGTAGCGCTTCACCTTGTTGACGCCAGCCTCGCGCATCATGCGCCTGAAGATGCCGTCCGCGTCTTTGCGGCTGACTTCCCGCGTCACGTACAGATGGTCGTGAATGACGGCCGCTTTGAGATACCGCCCGAACGGCGGCAAAACGTGCCACAAGAAGCGCGGCACGGATGCACCGTCGGTAGTAAAGCCGGCGTCTACGAAGAACTGCTTTTCGGCGCCTGTATAGCGCAGGGGCCTGACAAGGGTCCATTCGCCCTTGCCGCCGCTGGGCTCCCTGATCACTAGATCGTCAATAAACGGCATCAGCTTACAAGGAGCTCCTCAAGCTCTGCTGCGGTGTAGGCGATGAACCGGCCCGACCGGCTGCTACCGATTCGGCCAATGTGTTTCATCACCGACTCCCGGTCGTAGAACCGAACGGTTCCGTTGACGAGCGGCCCACCGTACTCCGCATCAAGGTCGATAGCAGGCTTGGTGCCGCCGATGTCGAAGCGGTTAATGTGGACTTCTTGGACCCCGCTGATCATCACCGCTGCCCGGTTCTTCTCAGGGCGATCCGTGTCAGGGCTGTAGCGAAGCCCGTTGATCCACAGTTCGGGGCAGGAGTACATCCCCTTAGGAATGGGCTCATCATCCTTGTAGAGGCGGGGCTGCCACCACGGAACGTCCTTTCCGTTGGCGACCCAAGCTCCCTTGTAGGCATCCGTCCACACCGCGAGCGCGCTGATCGCGTTGAACACGTTGACCCCAGTCAGAACGATGGGGCCGCAGAAGCCAGCGAACGTGATTTCCGATGCGTCACGAAATTCGTGGTAACGAGCGTTGATCACGATCGCCTGGATGTGGGCTGACCCATTCAGCCCACTAGGGGGCTGCACCGGGTTGCCATGGTAGTAGCCCGACTCCGTACGCCCGCCCCTGCTCGTCACTTGGATGGCGTTGCCGCCCGTGTCTGCAAAGTCGCAGTTGTAGATGAGCAGGTTGCGGACATGCTCGCAATAGACCGAGTGCTCTCTTGCCGAGTCGAACCTAGAGTTCAGGAGAAAAAGGGAGTGATCAGACTGCGGGTGCAGGTGCATCTTGCAGCCGTAGCCCTTCCACTCTGTAGTGCCCGGCTTCTTCGAGAACGTGCAGTCGTCAAAGTACAGGGTGCCCGCAAAGTCGGCAGCCTTGTCAGAGTTGAAGTAGTCTTCGCCCTCCGTCACGCCGTCAGGCTGGTGGTCTTGGACGCCAGCGGCGAACATTGCACCGTCGGGCTGTAGGAGTACCCTGGTAAAGCAGGCCCGGTTGAACCTGCCTTCGGTGTAGATGCCAGTTACGGTGGTGCCAGAGAGAGCCCCAGGCGCAGCGGGGTTGACGATTTTTCCCTTCCAGTTCTCCGTGATAGGGTACACCGGCTCCTCTAAGGCGCGGGGAATAATCGGCTCCGGCGGCGGGCTCCAACCATCGGGCCCAGGCTCAGGCTCAGGCCCAGGCCCAGGCTCAGGCCCAGGCCCCGGTTGCGGGTGGTTCACGCGGTTGTCCAGCCGCGCAACGATGGCGTCAAGGTCCGACTGCACCCCTTGAAGCGCTATCAGCATCTGCTTCTCGAACGGATCGTCACTCATCTTTCTGTCCTCCTGGAAAATCGTCGCTGTAGGGGTCGTTGTCGCCCCATTCCTCAATCGGCGGGCACGCGCACTCAAACGCGTGCTTGTCGTGAACCGTGCAGTACCAATCCTGGCACAGTTCGCACATGATCCAGACCATCTATTGCTGGTCCGGGTCCATAGACTTGGCGGCGCCGTCAAACAGGTCGATCACGTTCACCATGTCTTCGCTGGTAGGCGGCGCATCCTTCTGCGGTTCGGGATCAGGCGTCTCGACCTGCTGCTCCAGCGGGTGCACTTCAGCCTTGACCTCGCGCTCCTGCCACTGCTCGACCTCATCCTCGAGCATGATGCCTCCGATGCCGTAGGCTAGGCGGGCGGCCTGACAGAACGCCCTGTTTCGCAGCATACGGTTCGGCATGTTCCGCCATGGCTCCGTGTTGCGCTTGCACTCCTCCAGGTACTCCCGCACGGTCGTGGGCTTGGCCTTGCGCTTGTCGTGCACGCTGCACTCGACCCAGCTTCCGTCATCTGCATAGGCAAAGGTAGTGCCGTCGTGGTTGGGCTGGCGGGCGACCAAGGCGGCCCAGCCGTCGTAGCCCATCATGGGGACAATGCCCCCACCCTTGGCCGGGAACGCGTACAGCTGCTTGAGGAACGGGTTGAGGCCGTACTGGTCAGCCACGGCAAGGAAAGCCATGACCTCTTCTTTCTTGGCCTGCGGTGACGGCATGACCGTCCGCATCACGGTGTCGTAATAATCCTTTGCGCTAACGCCGGTGGCGGAAGCCAAACGGTGCAGTAGCGCGCCCGGAGCGCCGTTAGTAGTAGTCAGTTCAGTCATTGGTCTCGTACGGGTAAACGGTGAACGCCCCATCGGGCAAGTCGGGGTCAGCGGTGATTTGAATGCCGAGTGCTGTGAACGTCGTCACGGCAGTCAGGTCGCCGGGGATGTAGATGTCCCTGATCGTCAGCTCGCGCAGCACGCCGCTAACGTCCCTGGTCGGAATTTTGATGCAGGCTACCTGCGGGACGCCGCGCTCATCCATGAGGTTGCAGTAGCGGTTGAGCGTCTCGAGGAAGGTGATGGCGGAGGAGTTACTCATCGTTCGCCTCCAGCTCAGCAGTGCGGTCACTCACCCTGCACCTCCTCGGCGTGGATCTGCACCAGCTCGCGGAGAAGTCCACGGTCGACGGTGATCCAGCTGTAGCGGGGCAGCGGGCGCTCGCCGAAGCCGGTCTCGACGGCGTCTAGGGTCAGGCTCAGGTCCGAGCCGTCCATCGGCAGCAGGCCGAGCCCTCGGGCACGCTTCAGCAGCGCGACCGTCTGCTCGAGCGGCGCCTCCTGGATCGCGGCCACCACGGCCTGGCAGGCCATGGCCTTGCGCTGGCTGTCCGTCCAGCCGGCCTCGGCGGGCCACTCAGACCAGTCCGAGCCGGTGTCCAGGGGTTCGTCGATGACCTGGGCAGCGCTCGCCAGAGCGAAGCCGAGGACGCCTGCGAGGGCGAGCTGCGCCGGGGAGCTCATCGGGCAGCCTCCTGGTGCTTCAGCCAGCCCGGCATGGGCAGGACTTCGATTTCGGGTTTGGCTTCCGGTGCGTCAATGTTGGCCAGCGCTTGATCAACCAGGCCGTCTGCTCGCGCCATCCACGTTCGCATGTCCCACAGCCTCACCTGGTACGGCGGGTTCTTTTCCACGGCCAGAATCAGTTGGCCGGCCACGTCGCCCACCGCCGCCTGCCATGCCCTGGTGTACCAGGCCAGCTGGAGGTCGTAGTAGTAGTCCGTGGCCACGTAGTGGAACGGCCTGGCGCCCCAGTGCGTCGTGCCGGCGTTCTGGCAAGTTTTCACATCCAGAAGCCACGCGCCGTCCGGCGAGTCGATCCACGCGTCTACACGGGCCTTGCAAGAGTGCCCGCAGTCCGTCACCCACGTGATGGTCCGTTCGGCGCCGGACAGGCTTTCAATGTAACGGCTCCAGTGCGGGTGCTCTTTGACTGCGTTGGCAGCCGCGCGAGCCTGCTTCATTTCGTGGGCCAGCAGCAAAGCCTTGCCCGGCGCCTGGTCGGCCTTCCAGGCTTTGTAGGTCTTCGTTGTGCGCGCCCCACAGCCCGTCTCCGGCGCGACGGCCACATCCTGGTCCAGAGCCTCGGGGGTCAGCAGGAGGGCGTGTACGGCCGTCCCAATGGCCATGTCGGGGGTGCTGGCCTTGGGCTGGGACTTGCGGGCCTGCCAGAACTCACGGCCCACCAGCAGGTCCTTCAGCTGGCCGCTACTGAGCGCATCGAGCTCCAGGTAGTTCTGCATGGGCCAGTTGTCGAGAACGCGTCCTGCGCGCTCCTGGGGCGTGCCTACATTGTCTGTGTCTGTGGTTTCCATCTAGTCGTCCATCCAGTGCTGCCGTTGTGGAATCGGACTTCTAGGGCGACGCGCTGACCGCGCCGTATGCGGTGAGACACCGCTTGGGCCGGCACGTCCGGCAGAGTGACGTAGCGGTTGGTTCGCCCGTCGTACATTCGCCCCTTCAGACCCTCGACCCACACCCAGCCGCGGGTTCGCACCAGCGCCCGGGCCACGTCAGCCTGGGTTTGTCGTTTGGCGCTCATGCCAGGTATGCTACGCTCGAAACGAGCGGCGGGCAAGCGCGCCCACGCATGACGTAAACCCTTTCAATTCAAGAAGATGACGACTATCAAGCAACGGCACGACAAGCTGGCCGACACACTTTCGCGTGTGCGGGCCGCTACAAACGTGGACGTGCAGATGATTCACGTGGTTGGCAGCGGCTATAACGGCTACCGTCTGGTGGTGCATGGGGCTGATGGTCAGCCGCTGCAAACTTTGCTGGGTCCCGTTACCATGGCAAGCCTAGAGAAGCACGTTGCGGGCATGGAACTGGCTGTCGAGCACCTGATCCCCCGCCGCCAATAATCTTGGCTGATATCAGTCGCTTTTCTGTCTGGGTGCCCGGCCGGCCAGTGCCGCAGCCTCGGCCGCGATTTGCCGGGCGCCCAATCTATACTGGTCCGGCCTGTCCTGCGTGCAAGCAGCGCCCGCAGCGCCTCAATGTTATGGCCGTGTCGGTGCCCCGTAAGTCCCCAATTGCCGAGTGGCGCAGTCACATGCGCGACCTGTTCATGCTTGAGGCTCGCGATGTCTGGGCACCGGGCACTACGTGGATCTGGGGCAGGGACGAGCCGGTGCAGATGCACCTGACGTTCTACCTGCCTCGGCCATCTGACCACTGGGGCCGCAACGAAGCGGGCATCGTGCCCAGGTATCAGGGCGTGCAGCACACGCGCAAGCCCGACATCGAGAACCTAGCCAAGGCCGTCATGGACGAGGCCGAAGGCACGCTGGTTGAGCGAGACCAGCAAGTCGCCCGCCTTCTGAGTGAAAAGCTCTATGTCCCCGAAACCAATGACCGCTGCGGGTGCTGGGTCGTGGTTGAACCCTTTGCCGAACGAACAGACACATGGAAACCGCCAAGCTTATGAACACGCCGACCCCGAAGGGGGTTCACCTGCTGGACTTTGCCCCTTGGGGACAGAACTGCCTGGTCGAGGTGATGGAGCTCAACCTGCAAACCGACGGAGGCATCTTCCTGGCTCCGCGCAAGGTCGATGAAGACGACCCTCTTGGCCTGTATCGAGCCGGGGATCCGCCGATGATCGGCCAGGTGGTAGGCGTTGGCCCTGACGTGAAAGATGCAAAGGTTGGCTGGATGGTGCTGTACGTCAGCAACTCCGGTGTCCCGTTTACCGCGGATAACCGCGAATTCGTGCTGCTCGAGGAGCCCTGCTTCCTGGCCGTTCAGCAATGAAGCCTACGCTGGTCATAGTTCTGGATGACGTTGGGCCGGCCAACCTGGCCCAAGACTTCTGTGTGCCTAGCCGCCTGACGCCCGAGCTGGCCGACGGCGTGCTGAAGCAGGCCGTGCGTCACCAGCTATGGACGATGCCGTCGTGCAGCGCAACGCGCGCGGCTTTGTGGACTCGCCGTTACCCCAGCTCTAATGGCATCGGAACGATCGTGCGCCACAACGACGACCTGGGACTGGACCCTAACCTGGCGGCTTTGCCCGACGTTGGGCCGGGCCGCCGCGTTTACTACGGAAAGCACCATCTGTGCCCGCAGCAGATGATCAACCTGCATCCAGATGAGATGGGCTGGTCACTATTCCACGGGCACGCGTCTAACCTGGCGGCCGGCGACCAGGGCGGCTACTACGACTGGCTCGAGACGCGGGAGGGCGAGACTCACATGCAGACGCAGTACGCTCCGACCGTGATGACGGCCGCAGCGCTCGAGACCATCGCCACCAGCCGCGCGACTCTGGTTGTGGTAGGCATGGCCCTGATCCACAAGCCGTATCACTATCCGCCCTCCTCCAGCTTCAATGTCGATCAGCCGGAGGCAATGATGCGGCGCCTAGACCAAGATGCGGCGCAGCTTGTCGAAATGGCGCTGTCGTTTGATTGGCGGGTTGTGATGTTCAGCGACAACGGCGCCACGTCCGACCTCGGCGGCGGCAAGGGGTCGCTGTACCAAGAGGGCATCTGCACAGACCTCTACGTTTGGAACCACGACGCCGAGAGCTCAGCGCTCGACGTTGTAGACGTAGGCACGCTGCTAGACGGGCAGCTGTCTGACGACTGGGATGCGCAGCCCATTGGCCGGCGACGGTTCCACTTCGCTGAGAAGTTTAGCCCGAACCACAGGGGCCGGCCCGATGAGCCGCCGCCGGGCGCGCACTCCTACGCCATTGCCCGAGATGAGTGGAAGCTGATCTCCTGGGGCGAAAACCACAAGCCAATAGGCGCGCAGGCCGTGGAGCTCTTCAACCTGGAGGAGGACCCGCGCGAGCAGGTGAACCAGGCCGTGCACAACAAGCAGGTGGCGCGCGATCTGATCGAGCTGGCGCACGACGAGGTCCTGCTATAAGGAGGGCCGGAAGCGGAGGGGCATCTGCTTCCGGCCCAGTCTGGCCCCTCGCAGAGCCAGTGGCGCAGTAGCGGAGGAAGGTGCGGTGCCCGCTAAAGCGCCAAAGGGATGACTGCCGAACTATAGGGGCCTGCGCGCCAGTCCACAAGCACTAGTGCGAGTCCGAAAACCGCATTGGCGGCCTGCCGAACCGCATGGCTGATCAGGGGAGGTAGGGCAAGGCCGCTTGGGTTTCCGGGACCTGGAAGAAAAAGGAAGCCTTGTGCGGCCTCGCCCTTGAAGGTGCGGCCCGGCATTGCCCCCCGGCAGCCGGGCCGCTTGCGCAACCGCTATCCCCGTTGAAGCGGCTTGCTCTAGGCTACTCCACCAGGCCGGCCACTTCCAAGACGCGCTTTTCTACGTCGTACAGCACGGCCTTCACGTCGGGACGGTCGCCTACCTGCTTTTCCATGGCGGCAACGCCGGCTTTGATAGCTGCGCGGGCAAGTCGCATTTCCTGATCGGTCCAGACGGGCGCGGCCTCTGGTGCCGTTTGCGCCGGGCTGGGCGCGGCCTCTAGATGCCCCGGCGCCGCGGCCCCTCGCCGCTGGGCCTCTGCCGCAACCGCGGCCTTTGTGTCGGGATACAGGTCCCGCTCGGGCTGCATCAGCCAGGACAGATAGCTGTCCTCGAGCTCTGTAATCGGGCGCCCCTTGTACTTGCCAAAGGGCATAACGAACGCGTCCATGCGTTGCACCTTGCTCCGCGCTGGCACGGGCGCGGCCTCTAGTCATCGTGCGGCCTGTGCCGAAACCGCAAACGGCAGGGGAGGCGCCCCAGTGGCGCCCCCCCCTAGACCGTTGCAGTTTACCTACGCGGCCTGGCTACCGCTACCGCTCGACCTCGAAGCGGCTGCACTGCCACCACCTGTGGTTTGTAAGCAGGTCTTGCGCCGTCTCTAGCGCAATCTGGCAGGCCCCAAACGTCGCCAAGTCCACTCCCTCGAGCGGCGTACGGACAATGGCCGGCAGATCCCTGGCGACCCACAAGGGCGGCAACTGGCCGAGCTTGGCGTACGCGTGGGCAATATCCCAGCTCAAGTCCATCCCGCCGCCGGTGAGCGCTAGATAGTGCGCGTCCCCGACCGGATCATCGGGCGCCGTCACCAGGCACACCGAAGTATCAATTAGAGCGCACTGGGCCTTACGCTCATCCATATCGAAGAGCTCGATCGGGTAGCGGTAGTTCATGGCCGGGCGCCAGCTATCGTCTTTCAGGGCCAGCTCATCGGCCAATGCTTCTAGGTCGTGCTTGTGCATGTCGCGCAGCTCCTCGAGCGGCGCATCGTTAGACCGTTCGTAGATCCAATCTGCCAGGCGGCCCGGCCACATGCTTTCAAAGTCCGGCAAGATCTGCGCGTACTCGCCCTGCCGCTCGAGCGCGTGCCAGTCAGTCCAGATTGAGTGCGACCAGAGGTTTGTAGCGTGCAGGCGTCCGAACAGCTCGTGGCACTTGTTGCGCGCGTCTTGCAGCTTGACCGCGTCGGTTTGGGTTTCCATGTTTCGTCATCCGTTGGGGTTTCGGCCTTGCCTGGGCCTCGTCAGGGGAGCGCAGCACGCTCTCGACCCCTTGCGGGGTCAGGTGTCCGGGTACTTGTTCAGGCGGACGGCCTCCGCCGGCCTCGTTACCGTTTTGGCCAGGCGCGGCGCGTCCACGCTGGCGAGCTCACTATCCACGAACGGCACCAAGTGTATATCCGCCGCCGCGGCCTGTAGCGCCTCTGCCAGCGCGCCCGCTCCGGCCACGTTCAGGTAGAACGTGGGCAGGTTTGGCACGCTCACAGCTACCGCATCCCGGAACCGGTGCACGCGCCAGGCCCTAAAACCCATGGCTGATAAACCCCCGCCAGCCGTTGGGCGCGTTCTCCAGCCAATCCGCGAGGGCATCATACCCAGCGAGCCAAGCTTCAATCCGGCCGTGGATGGTGTAATCGGCCACGGCCTCCCATGCGTCCACACCTGGCGGCAGAATGATCCGGCACCATTCATGTTGGGCGCCGGCTTTCGTTCGGTAGAACCAGCCGAGCTCCGCGCAGCCGACAAACGATATCCGGTCGAGGGCCTTTGCGGCGCTCTGCATCTTTTCGGGCGCGTCCCCGCCGTCGTCTACCTCGATAAACCCATCGGGGCCGCTGCTCTTGAACATATACTCAACTAGCGCCTGAACGTGCCAGGGAATGTCCTTGTGGCTACGCATTGGACGCGGCCTCCGGCTGCTCGGCGTCTGCCAGGGCCTCGGCCTCGGCAAACTTGGCCGCGGCCACCTCCTGCAATCGTTCAAAATATGCGACCTGAAGGCCGGCCAGCTCGTATGCGGCGAGCTCGAGCGCCTGCCCTAGCTCCCCGGCCAGGTCGGCAATCATGTCGTGAAACAGGGCCTGGCGCTCGTAGTGGCTGCTGTTGAGCTCTTCGCAGTCGGCGTCCGGCTCGACGTTGTGCACGGTGCCCAGCTCGTCCACGTATCCGCCCTCGCCGATGCGGTGCACCTGCCAGCTATCGATAGACGTGAAGGCGCGGCCCCCAACGGTCCACGCGTTGCGGAGCGCTCCCGATATGGTTCTGGCGCGTCCCCAGGTGTGGGGCGCGATAACGATGTAATGGTGCATCAAGGGTCATCCTCTCGGCCTGGTAGTGTTCTGACGTGGCGTTTCGGCCGTCTCGGCCTCGTCAGCGGGGCAGACCAGCCCCGGACGCCTTGCGGCGTCACGGCTCCGCCTCCGCCTCCGCCGCCCGGTCCAGCCGCTCCTCTCGAGCTCGTATGTCTTCGGCAATCTGGCGAGCTAGGCCGCGGGCCAGCTTATCGGCGAGCTCGCGCAGCCTGGCAGCAGCCTCGGGGGTGCAGTCGGGAGAGCTGGCGACCTCGCTTACGTGGCGGAGCTCGCACGGCCGGCAGAGCTGACTCGGGCTATCGTAGTCGGCCAAGCTGGCGCCGCAGCTGCCGCAAACACTTTCGGGGTTGTTCATCGGTTGATTCGGACGGCCTGGCCGCCCTCGGTGTCGGTGTCGTCGGGGAATACGTCGTACTGGAGAGCGGCCGCCCGGCGGTCTAGCCATTCCTCATAGGCTTCCCAGAGCTTTGCGCACTCCGGGCAAGGGAAGGGGCCTTCCTCGAGATTGCAGCGGCAGCTCATCGCGCCTCCGTAATGGTTGAGACCGTCAGGCTCAGGTTGCCGGCGTGGTCGTGCACGGTTACGGTGTGCTCGCCCAGGTGCGTGCGGTAGCTGCTGCCGTACTTGCCCTCAATCGTGTGCCAGTCCAACGGCCGGCGGGCCAGCTTTGTAACGTGGTCCTGGAACTGGGCCAGGGTCCAGCCTTTGCCGCGCCAGCAGTCCCGGAGCTGCCGGACCTCTTCTGCGTAGGTTCGCATTGCTATCCCTTTCGGTAGTGTGTAGCGGCGGAGCTCACCGCGAGCCCTGCCAGGTGGCTAAGTTACCATCGGCAGCCAAGCCTCACGCAATCAAAAAACAGCGGAGATTTCTATATGTGGAATGATGCCCAAAAACAGGAAGAGCCGGGCGGGCAGCCCGCGGACGCCTGGCTGGCTCTCGGCTTGGCCGGCCCGGACGACGAGCTGCCCGCCAACGTGGGCGAGCTGCTCCCGCCGCCGGCCGATGGACCAGCCCGGGGAGCTGATCGCTTGCGCGAGCTGCTGCCGGCCCTCGTGGCCCACCTGCGCGCCGGCGTGCCTACTCCCTCGGCTACTCGGGCTCTCGGCTGCCAGGCCAGTTACCGATGGTGGCGCGAGCGAGCGGCGGAGGGACTCGAGCCCTACTGCTCGGCCCTCGCGTGCCTCGACCACGCGCGCTACCTGGCGGAGCTCGAGCTGCTGCAAGCGGTGAGGCGCGCGGCTCTGGGCACCCGGCGCAAGACCATCACGGTAGAAGAAGAGGGCCCCCACGGCCTGCGGCGCTCGGTCAAGCATATCGACGTGGAGCCGGACTGGCGGGCGGCGGCCTGGGCGCTCGAGCACACCCGGCAGGATACCTACGGCCTGGCGGCCGGGGAGGAGCTCGAGGCGGCGCAGGTAGACCCGCCGGCGATCATCATCGAGGGGCGAGCCGCGGATGCCCTGGCGGAGAGGCTTCGCCTCGGGCCTGGCGGGGACCAGCCGGCAGAGCTCGTCGGCGAGGGGCAGGAGCTCGAGCACCAGCAAGACGGCCAGGCGGACGGGCAGCGGCCGGCCAGGGGGGAGCAGCAGCAGTAGGACGGCCAGCAGCAGCGGCCAGCAGGGTAGGCAGCCCGCGCGGCAACCGGGCCCGGAGTCCCGTTTCCTATAGGGGGGGGTGGATCGTTCCAGGTAGCCACTCCCCATCAAACCGGGTTGGGACTCCTACTGATCTCCCTGGGGCCACCACGCATATTTGCACACCTACCCAGCGGGGCCGTTTGTAAGCTGCCTATTTTACACTTCTACCGGAGTAGTAGTTTCAACTGGATGCTAACTGGCCTTGAACTGGAGGGTCGATTTCCTCATCGTGGGGACGGCGGCGGCGCTCACTGCTTGCTTCGTTTGGTTATCACCAAGGCGGCGCGCTTGGTTTGGAAAGAGTGCCAAGGATGGCATTTTGGTGGTTGGTGCCTTGAGTGGCTTGCACGTGCGGCGTGGTTGTGTTGATTTGTGTTGGCCATGGCGACGATCAGGATTGACCCTAGCGACAACGCGGGAGTGGTGGAGCTGACTGGCTATGCGGACCAGGCGTTCGTGGCCGAGCTCTGGGTGTTGCAGCCGCTGGGTACGCAGCTGTCGTCGGTTCCTGGGGGCGTGGAGGAGCGGGGGCGTGTGTATGCTCCTCTGGACTGCCGCCAGTACGCGAGCTACGACGCGGAGATGCGGCCGGACACGCGCTCGCAGAGCACGGTGTCGCTCTCGGTGTTTCAGACTGCGTCGTTTCCGTACAACGAGCTGACGTTTGCGATCACCGCGGCTGATGCGGCTACGATGCAGAACTGGCCGGTCTCGCGTGGTGAGGGCATGGCGATGGGGGTGTTGAGTGGAACAGGCGAGCGCACGCCGTTGCTTCGGTGGCGCTGGCGGATCAGGAACCCTAGTGCTGCGAGGACGTGATGACGGATAGTCTGGTTGACGTGCTGCGTGAGATGGTGCAGGAGTGCCGTCGCTATCGTGTGTCGGATGGTGAAATGTCCCGGATCAGGGTCCGTGCGGAGCATTTGCTGCGGGCGTATGACATGCCTGAGCAGCCTGTGGGGCCTTCTGAGCCCGTCGAGGACCCGCCGGAGCAGCTGTGGGTGCAGGTGGACGAGCCTGTGAACGCGGTGGAAGAGGACGGGGTCGATGGCTGACGAGCTATTTGCCAAGGTTGTTCCTGGCCTGATCGTTCAGGGAGAGCCTGGGGCCCAGCGCAACCGGGATCAGGTGTACACGGCCACGCAGGCTGTGACGTTCGACAACACGGGCGACCTGTACCGGGTGGATAACCTGGCGTCTGTAACGCTGCCGGCGTCGTTTCCTGCGACGATTGGGCTGCCGGATCGCATGCCTGAGCTGAATCAGGGCCAAGGGCCGTGGTTTACTGCCGGCGAAAAGCTGGTTGTGGAGTGTCGGCTGCGGCTGGATCAGCAAAACACCAACGCGGCAGCTGCGATTTGGCTCGGGCCGGTGTGGGGTTCTACTGTGGAGACTGGAACTACCACGGTGGCCGATGCGGCAGTCATCATGGGCGGCGTCAACTCGAGCCTGGCCCAGATTGCGATGAAGACTCCGCCTGGCCAAGAGCCGGTGACTGGCGCGCTGATCACGGCGCGGTGGGAGATTCAGAGCCATGGGCCGCAGCTGCAAAGCGCAACGGTCGATTTCGACATTTATCAGCTCAACAACGACAACATCGGAGAGCAGCTGCCTGAGCGCGAAGGATATCCGCGCATGCGAACGTTCACGGAGGACCTCTCCGGCTCTGACTCGCAGCAGTTGTACTTCATGGCCAACGTGGTCACGGCCGACACGGGCGATCTGTCGTCCATTGACCTGAGGCTGCTGTCGGTCAATGCCTGGGTGTACGGGGCCCCGGGGGTGAACGGGTGACAGAGGCCGTACGAGAGTCTTGGGCGCTAGTGGCGCGCACGGACCTGGAGGCTGTGGCTAAGCTGGCGGAAGACGTGATCGACGCTCAGAGCCGCGGCGAGTCCACGGAGCTCCTGGTGCTGCTCGGCCAGCTCAAGTTTGCCATTCAGGAGGCCCGCAAATGAAAGGCATCGCCTGTGCCGCTGTGTGCGCCGTTCTGCTGGCCGCTTGCCCGGGCACTATCCCGGGCTTCGTGACGGAAGAACGCTGCGCTGACGCCATTGAGAAGGCGTACAACGGGCAAATGACGCCGGCCGAGGCCAAGAGGTACATGCGCGAGCCAGAATCGTCAAGCTTCCCGTGGGAGCAGTTGCTGGTTCTGGGTGGAGCCGCGCTGGGTGTGCCGACGCTGGGCGTCGGCGCAGCTAGATACGTGCGACACCGTCGCGTTCAACACCAGGAGGACGACAATGCCTAACAAGAAGGGCCTGTACGACAACATTCACGCCAAGCGCAAGCGCATCAAAGCTGGCAGCGGCGAAAAAATGCGCAAGCCTGGGTCTAAGGGAGCGCCGACGGCCAAGGCGTTCAGGAAGTCGGCCAAGACGGCCAAGAAACGGCGGTAGCGCACGCGATGGCTGATCCGTACTGGGTGACTGGAGACCCGGCCGATGTCAACTCGGACATTGCGCCGCTCAAGTACGGACCTGGGCCGGACGAAGACGCCTACGTTTGGGACCCCAACCCCGACGTGACTCCATCTGGGGGTATGGCTGTGCTCGTTTGGGCCCACGGTGGCGGCAACCAGGGCGGCTCAGGCTTTACCAGCAACACGGCCGTGCCATTCGGGTTCCTCGAGGCCGTCTACGGGGTGTATTCGTTCGAGTACAACCACGAAAGTACCCCCGTGATGCTTGTCACCATCTCATACCCCATGGGCATGAGCTTGTGGCAAGGCATGGGGCGGGGAGCTCGGCCGCTGACCCGCAACCACGAGCCGGAGTCAGGGTGGCGAGCCATGCAAAAGGCCGTTGCCTGGGTCAAAGGCAAGATTGCTCGCGGTGAAGCACCGTTCACGCGTTGCAACAAGGACCTGGTGTACTCGGGTGGCATTTCTGCTGGCTCCACGTGGGCCATGCAAGCTGCGTTCTACCCACCGCTGCCGCACGCGACCTATGGCGAGGACTCGTTGCCCAAGGCGCTGATTCTTCAGCATGGCGTGCCCGACGTAAACACGCACACACCTAGCGTCTCGAGCACGGACTTCATGCTCAACGGCCATTCGCGCTGGTATGGGCAGGGGCTGGCGCAGGCTGACGCGATCGTGGCGGCCGAGAAGGGCCTCACCGTGAGCTCGAGCGATCCGGCTGGCGTGGTTGGCTACCACACTAGCGGCTTCAACGAGCTGAAGCGCCGCATGGCCAGCAACGCATCCGGGCAGTACGGCCAGATCCCCATTGTGACGGCCTACCCGTCAAACAGTCGCACGGAGACCGAGCCGTGGACTATCGCTCACTCGGCTGCGCAGGGCGCTGCCCTGCATAGCTACCTCGCATCCACGCCAGAGTACACGGCAACGCACTACCACCTGGCCAACACCGACGGCAATGAGTCCAACGTCACGGACGCGCTGCCGGGCGGCACGTGGGCCTACGCATGGAGCGACCAGGCCAACTGGGAACGCATGATTCAGGTGATGATCGACACCGGATACGACGTGTCGATTGAGCCTGACGACGCCGGAACGCCTACTTTCCCCGTTGCGCTGTCTGAGCACGGACTTTGGGCCCAAAACGGCGACAACCTAATGCACCAGAACACCGGCACCGGCATCTTCGACGTGCATTGGCTGTACAACCAGACCGGAGACTTCCCTAACACGACCACCTTCGCCCTAAACCAGCGAGGACACTACCTAGAAGCGCAGGACGACTCGGCCGTAGCGCTGCAAGCCCACTCCTGATATGGCAAACACCAAAATCACCGATCTGACGGCTCTGACTGCGCCGGTTGGCAGCGACCTGGTTTACATCGTGGACGTGTCCGACACTTCGGACGACCCGTCTGGCAGTAGCTTCAAGGTCACAGTCACGGACCTGCTGCGCGAAGGTATCGAGAACGTGCTGCTGGCCGGCGCGCACTCGATGCTGTACTGCAACGGCAGCACGGTTGCCTCGCGCCTGGATATCAGCGAGCGCACCGCGCTTATGCGCGGGGGAAGCGGCACTATTGTGGCCGGCACCGGACGATCGCTGCTAGATGAGGTCGTGGTTGGCGACACCACCAGCGAAACCAGCGCCAACAACTATCAGCCGCACTACTACAACCTGTGGAACGGCACCAACGGCGACCTGGATACCACCACGCTGACGTGGCCTATGTCCGGCAGCAACCTTGGCGCCGTTTCGGTCTATCACGATCCGACGGCCGACACCGCTGCGGTTATCAACCTGCCGGCCGCCAGCTCGAGCCTGGCGGGAGACCGCCTGTTTGTGTTCAACCGCAAAGCCGATGCTACATCCGGGTATGTCGAGGTCAGGAGCTCCACGGGCGGGTCTGGCTCTATGGTGGACGAAGACACCCAGAACCAGGGGTGGCGTCTGCACTACGGAGACTTCGTTGGCTTTGAATGCAAGCTGGACGAGACCACGTCTGCCTACGAGTGGTATCAGTGCGCAGGCACCCCTCTCGAGGAGCGATACGAGCGCTTTGAAACCTCGGGCAGTCTGACGTTCGGCAACGGCACGCAGTACACCCCGGGCAAGGCTCACATTGACGTGACTGCCGACGGGCAGACTATCACTCTTCCCAGCGCGTCTACCGGGCGTCGCTACCAGTACGCGATCCGCAACTACAACTCAGGCATCACGTTCACAACCGGAACGACTGTGGCCGCCGCCGGCTCAGACACCATCACTTGGGACCCTAGCGATACCGGCAACACTCAGGCCGTTATCACCAGCGGAACGCACGCCTTCACGCGACTCGAGACCCGGGGCGACGGCGTTTGGTACGAAATGTACCAGTCGGGCACCGTGACCTACTCCTGACCTATGGCCGGCATCAAAGAGCAGCCTCGCGCGCGGGGCACCATTCGGTACGTGCTGATCGACGAGCGCACTGGCGACATTGTGGGCGAAGGTCAGCGCGAAAACATTATCACCGACGCAGGCATCACGGACATTGCCGAGGCAATGGCTCGAGCCTACGGCAGCGGCACGCCGGCTGTAACTAACGTGATGAACGTGGTGGCTCTTGGCCGTACCAGCCTTAGCCCGGGGGCGCCGGCCGCGTCTAACACGCTCAACAACATTGGCATTGGCGAAACGGCTGGGCTGGCAACGGTGGACTCTGGCTACCCCAAGCTGAATGCCACGACGGGCGATGATGCGTCGAACTCAACGTCAGGTGGGGCCGACATCCTGACGTGGCGGGCCACGTGGGCGGCTGGCACGTATGACTACGCTGATATTGACGACGTGGCCATTACCGAAAGCGGCGCAGCTATCCCGGCTTCGGGCCAGTCCATCCTCAATCACTCCGATGGGCTTGCTATCGACAAATCCGGCGGCAACAAGACCCTGCGCCTGTGGGTGAACATCAGCATCACCAGGCCGTAGGTTGCATTATCTGTGACCAACACGTTCAAGCGGGTCATTTCGACCACGGCGCCCACCAGTACTGGCACGGTTGACTACACCGTTACCGGCCTGGGCCCGTCTACAGACATCAAGGCTGTAGAGGTCGAGGTTGCGCGCGCGACTGCGCTAGACACCAACACGGACGGCCGATCGGGCTGCAAGGGGTTCAGCGACGGAACGACCGAGGCTGTGCTTAGCTGGTCTGGCGAGCACAACGTCGGCACTACAGACACATACACCTACTCTGCGCAGGATAAGGTTGTAGCGTTGATGGACCCGGCGGACGGGTCACTAGAGGCGGTGGCGACGTTTGACTCGTTCATCACCGATGGCGTCCGGCTCAACTGGACAACGGCTCCCAGCTCAGCGTATCGCGTCGCAGTCGTCATTACCGCAGGGCTTGACGTAGAGTGCGACGTTCAGATTGTAGACCCAGCTGACGCCGCCTCGGGCACCGTAACCGTCACGCCGGGGTACACGGCTGAAACGCACCTGGTGCTGTCCCTTGCCGGAACTATCAGTACCGCGTTTGACGGCACGCTGGAGAGCTCTAGCAGCGTGTCCTGGGGCGCATGCTCCAACGACGGCACGACCGTGACGCAAAACGCTGAGGCTTGGTCCTTTCAAGACGCAGTTACGACCACGCTCGATAGTGGCATCGTACACCTGGGCCGCATTGCGTCTCACGTAAGCAGCACGGCTTTGGGCGTTGCCTACGCGGCTAGTGGATTCAACGCGTCTACTGGTGCGTTTACGCTGACAACGGCTGGGGCTTCAGCTACATCTGCTGAACGCCTAGCTGTAATGTTGTTCCATTTTCCGTCGAACGTGCAGGCCAAGGCGTTCAACCACGCGACGGAGACTTCAACCGGGACGGCTGCTGGCGACCTTGGCTTTCCGCCGCAGTACCTGTGGTATGGGCTTTCGCTGATCAACGCGACAAACGCTGTGCGCACCAATGCCCAGGCAGGTTCCTACGGAAGCGGCCACGCAGACGAGACCGGTGTGGAGTGGTGCGCGTCGTACTCGGACCAGGACAATCAATCCACCAGCAACACGCAGTCGCTGGTCACTGAGACGCTAATCAGGCTGCCTCTGCACTCAGGATCGGGCGGATACACGGCCAACGTGGATAGCTGGGATGCTGGCGGTTATACGCTGAACTACACTGCGGTGCTCGGCAGCGGCCGTTACGTCATCGGCTATGCCATTGAGCAGGATGACTCGCTGGCCGAAACGATTGTGGAGTCAGCTGAGGCGTCAGACGATTTCACGGCGCTGTACGAGCTCGCGCAGGTAGAGTTAGGTGAGGCGGTAGACGCTATTGCGATCAAGCATGACGATCCGTCTACCGAGTCCGGCGACGCCACCGACTCTATTGAGTGGGCCCTGCTGGCCGACCAAGAGTTTCCAGAGGTGTCGGTTGCCGACTATGGATCGGTCGCAGACCAGATCATTTTCTCGCTATTGCTCGAGCAAGCGCAGCGGCTGTGGCAGCCTCAGGCGTCTGTTGGCTACGGCGAAGTAGCCAGCAATCGCCATTACATGCCGAAGCCGCAGGCGTCTACGGGGTCCGGGGCCACGTCGGCCAACTATCACTACATGCCTGAACCGCAGGCTATCGTTGGAGAATCACCATGAGCCAGGCCAGGCGCATCGGCCGCATTGAAATCGACGAGCATGAACACGTCACCCTGATGGACCGCCAGGTCCTGAATGACGGGTCGTATCTCACCAAGGCCCAGACGAGCAGCATTCAACTGATTGTCTATAGCCAGTTGGGTGAGGAGGAGTCGTTTGCGCTAGACAAGAACACGGTCGTGGCTGACGTGCTACAGACCGATGAGTTCTGGTCCCGCGACAAAGTGGGCTACAACGTCAAGTACACGCTCGACACGCAAGGCATCATGGAGGCCGGCCGCGAATACTCTGTGACGTTGGTTATCGAGACCGTGGACTGGGGGCCCAAATACAGCCAGTACAGAGTCAAGGTGCGTGACGTTCCTGGGGTGAGCTGATGGTTGCCAAAGGCCAGTACCGAGCTCGAGGCGCGGCCGCAGACCTGTTCTTCTGCGAAGACCCCGAGGTGTTGATCGAGGGCCCGGCCGGCACCGGCAAGACTCGCGCGGTGCTAGAGAAGATCAACTGGCTATGTCAGGAGGTCAAAGGCGCGCGCGCGTTTATTTGCCGCGCCACCAGGGCGTCTATGACGGAATCGGTGCTGGTCGAATTCGAGGAATCGGTGCTGACCCCGGGCAAGGGTATTCGCCCTAGGGGCGGATCTGTCGAGCGCAGAACTGCATACGACTACCCGAACGGGTCACACATGGTGGTGTCTGGCCTGGATAACGCCGACCGGATCATGTCGTCGCAGTACGACTTTGCGGCGGTGTTTGAGGCTACCGAGATTGCGGAAAGCGACTGGGACAAGATCCAGACGCGTATGCGTCACAACAGGTTCAGGTATCAGCAGTCCATTGCCGACTGCAACCCTGCCTTCCGCTCGCACTGGCTCAACCGCAGGGCCAGCAGGATCAGCCGTGAGGGCATCCCCATGATGACCCGGCTTCTGTCGCGCCACGAAGACAACCCATCCGTCACGGCCGAGTACCTGCGCCGACTGGACAACCTGGCCGGCGCGCGATACGAGCGTCTGCGCCTGGGGCTTTGGGTCGATGAGTCCGGCGTCGTGCTCCCCGAGTTCGACGAAAGAATCCACGTCGTTAGCCCGCAGCATTCCCTCAACCCGGACGGAACAACCGCAATTGCCTATTATATTGGCGCAATTGACTGGGGCTTTCGCAACCCAGGTTGCTTTCAGGTTTGGGGTGTTACTTGGAACGACGAAATGTATCGCGTAGCCGAGGTGTACTTTCGGGAAAAGAGCCTTGACTGGTGGAGCGCGGTCGTTTCAGACGCCCACGAACGGTACAATCTAAGAACCATTTACTGCGATCCAGCCCAGCCGGAGCACATAGCTATGCTCAACCGACGACTCGGCCCGCAGGGCGGGCGCAACGTCAACGCAATCGCGGTCAAGGCCAACAACGACTGGCTGGCCGGGCGCGACCTCGTAGCCGAGCTCTTGAAGCCGACGGATGGGTCCAGCCCCAAGATGTATCTGGTCAACTCGGCTAGTCGCTTCCGAGGCGTAGACAAGACGCTACGCGAAGAGCACCTGCCCGTGTGTTCAGAGGAAGAGTGGCCGGGTATCACGTGGGATGAGGCCAAGGACGACAAACCCATCAAGGAGCGGCCGATGGCGGGCGTCCCTGACCACGCGTTCGACACTACGCGCTATGCAGCAATGGGTGTCTGGGGCCGTGGCCTGGTGGAGGCGCCGCAGGACATTCAGCTGCCCGAAAACAGCGTCGGGGCAATCCTCGACTGGACCCGCGATCTGGGAGACGACTGGCAATGATTCGGACAACGCCCAGCAACCTGTGGGACGAAATCGAGGCCGGCAAGGAGTACGTGTCCCGCCGGCTTCAGCAGCGACGCGACCTGATCGACAAGTACATTGGGCCGCATTGGGGTAGCAACCAAAGCGACCGTGCGGGCAACCAGGTGGAAAACCACCCGTACGAGTACATTAGTCTGGTCCTGCCGCAGATCGTCTACAACAACCCGCAGGTAACGGTCGCGTCGCGCCGTACCACGCCGATTCACCGAATCGTGTCGTCGGCTTTGCAGGACGCCTTGAATCGGTGGATCAAAGATCAGCGCCTGTCGGACATGCTGCGCCAGGTGTGTTTTGACTACCTGACGGCCTGGGGCGTCACGCTGACGACGTACGAGGAGAACCGCAATATCAAGCTGCCGCGCTCAATGTCGCGGAAGCTCGGCTACACGAACCCCATGTGGCCGGTGTGCCGTCGGATTAGCCCGGAAGATTTCTTTTTCGACCATCGGGCGACAGAGCCGACAAGCCGCCGCTGGGAAGCGCACCGCAGACTCTACGACCTCGAGGATCTGCGCGTGATGGCAGAGGAAAACGAGGACGGCACGTGGGATGTGCAGGCAGTCAACGCCCTCAAGAGCGATGCTCCGCACCCAGAGGATGGGCGCGAGGGTGAATACGGCCCGGACCGTGAGCAGATTTACGTCTATGAGATGTGGATCCCTGAAGACACGGCCGACAACGACGACAACGAGCACGGAACGATCTACACGCTCGTCAAAGGGCCTACCGAGTCCGAAGCGGACGATATCAAGTTCATTCGCAAGCCGCGGCCGTTCTACGGGCCCGAGACTGGACCGTACACAACCTTCGGCGCGTTCTACGTAAGCGATGAAGCCGCGGAGCTCTCGCCGCTGCTGGCCACCATGCAGCAGCAGGAGGAGGCCGACGAATTTGCGGCAGCGTTCAGCCGCGGAGCTCGAGACTACAAAAACCTGTTCCTGACCTCGGACAAGAAGCTGGCCGAGAAGGTTATCAACGAGCCGCACAACACGGTCCACGTCATGGATAGCGTGATGTACGGATCGGACGGCAAGCCGAACTTTGCGGCCGTGGCCGTCGGAGGAGCTACGCGGGAACAGATGGAAGGTGTCGTGCAGGCTCAGCGCCGGCTAGAGCGCGTCACCGGCCTTTCCGACGCAATGCGCGGCCAGACCAGCACCGGCGACACGACGGCCACCGAGGAGCAGATTGCCTATCAGGGCGGCAGCATCCGTGTTGATGAGCTGCGCCAGAAGTTTCTCGGCTGCCTGACGCGAATGCTGCACGGCGTCGGCTGGCTCATGTTCACCGACTCGGACTTTATGATTCCGCTGAGTGGCGACGACTTCGGCCGCGACGACTTCTGGTTTGAGGGCGGCGCTGATAGCGGCGTGGTGGAGCTCGTCGGCATGAGCTACAGCGACCTTGAAGCGCATATCGAGCCTTACTCGATGGAGCGCATTAGCGACTCGAGCCGCATGGCCCGGCTTGGCGCCGCGGCAGAGCGAGCGGTCGCCCTCGGTCAAGTTATGGCGCAAATGCCCTGGCTGAACTGGGAGGAGATCGTTCAGGACGTAGGCAACGCATACAACATGCCGGACTACGCCAGCCGCTTCAATTGGCCGGTGTTGCAGCAAATGTGGGAGCAGGGCGGCATGGCCGTTGAATCTCCTGGGACTGCCAGCGGCGCCAAGATCGCATCGGTTGCCCCCCCGGGCACGCAATCTGTCAGGGTGACGCAGCCTTCCATGATGCCAGGTGATGAGCCCAGTGGGCGATCGGCTGGCCAGGTAGCAAGAAGGGACGCTCCTGATGCAGTATGAATTTATGGACCTGGAGACTGGCGACTACCTGGTGATTGATATGCACCCGGATGAGGTATGCGCCATTGGCGAATCAATGAGCTATATCGACGGCCAAGTCGTAAGGGTGCCAAGCGTGCCGGCCACCTCGATGGTGCGCCGCAACGTGGCCTTTGTGTCGCGCAGCGAGCCGCGAACATGGAATGGCGAAGGGCCTGACCCTGCGCCTCGCCGTGACGCAAGCGGGCGTCCGGTGTTTCACAATCGCCGGGAAGCCGTGCAATACGGCCATGCAACCGGACACCCCTACGACGAACTATGAGCGACGAAATCGAAAACGCTGCTGACGCGGCCGTGGATCAGTACCTGAGTGGCATCACGCCGCGGACGCAGGGCAGCGATCCTGGAATGGATGATTCCGAGCACGCCGGCGCCAGAACCGAAGATCAAATGGACACGCTCTTGGCCAACCTCATGGCCGAGGAAGCGCTTACCAACTCTGTCGATCCGGCCGATGAGCTGCCGGCCGACCCAAACGAGGAGTACCAGTATGAAGAAGCCGGACTACCAGGCGAAGAGGCAGGCCAACGCAGCACGATCAGCAGCACTCAAGAAGAAGAAGATCAGCGGCATCCTGAAGAGCAAGGGCTTCCAGGCGAAGCCGTCAGCAAAGGACATGCTCAAGAAGAAAATCGCGATGAAGGGCAAGAAGAAGTACAAGCCGCGCAACTTGGGCAACAATATGGGCAAGCTCTAGCAGTTCTGACCCAGAACGGGTGGACGCCGGCTGATGTTCTTCAGCTAGACCAAGCCGTCGCTATTGAGACGGCAAACGCCCTTACGGGCGATGACACGAATCAACCGCAGGACGGTGAAGCCCCCTCGGCATCCGAACCTCAGGCCCTTCAGTTCGACATGGGTGAACTGACTCAGGCGCTTGAACCGGAGCTGGGGGAGGAGGCCACAAGCGCCCTCGTCAAGTTTCTAGGTGAGGCCATTGCGCCCGGGATTCATGCACGACTCCAAGAGCTTGAGTCGAACGCTGCCTGGTTGCGTAGCCAACACCTGGAGCAAGTGACGCAGGGCGCGCGTGCGAAGCTCCAAGGTAGCTACCCCGACCTTGCGGATGACGATGTTTATGTGCGAGTCAAAGACCGCATGCGTCGTCTTGCCACTACCGGCGAGTACGAGAGCATCGAAACCCTGCTGGAGCACGCCTCCAGAATTGAAATTCCTCAAGCTGCAAAAACAACGCGGGTGGATCGCTCGCGCAAGCAGCGTGGCCAGATGACGCCGCCTGGTCAGGCCAAGCCGAGAGGTGTGGTTTCCAAAGAGGATCGCGAGGACGCGGTGTTGAACGCGATTTCCAGCCCTGGCTATGAAGGCAACCCGCTTGCCGTTCGCCGCCAGGTCTACGGTCGCTAACCAACTGAAAACCCATGAGTATTACTCTCTTCAACGACTTCATGACGGCCACTGACCAGACCGTGCTTACGAGCGCGAAAGAGCTGGTCAACGAAGCCGTCGAGCGTAGCTACACGTTCAAGCATCTGATGCGTGGCCAGCCCGACACCGAAGTGGTGCAGGGCGGATCCAAGATCACGGATCAGATCATGTTCGATGACCAATCCACCTACGAGCAGGTGGCGCCGAACCAAACCTTCAACTGGAGAAACCCGCAGTCGCTCGAGCAGTGGGAGATCAACTGGCGCTTCGGGCTGGACCACATGGTCTGGACCGACCATGAGATCGAGCTCCAGGTGCCGGCCGGCCTGACTAGAACTGCGCGTTCGCGCATCTACAAGGACCTGAAGCACAAGAAGGAGCGGAGCATGGCGACTTCGCTCATCAACGGACTCGAGGCCGAGCTTTGGGCTCTGCCGGTGTCTGCGGAGATGGAATCGGCTACGGGCAAGGCCCCGTACTCCATCCCTGCGCACATCAACGAGTACGCTGAGGGCAAGTATCCGGGCTGGACGACCAAGCAGGGTCTGCTTGGCGGCACCGGGTCTGGCGAGATTTCAGCGTGGCAGCCGACGCAGATTGGCTACACGTACCAAGACCTGGCGGCTATCACCACGGAAGAGCCGCTGTCCAACCCCAACGTCATTGCCGCGTTTGACGAGGCATATCTGACGATTGGCTACGACGAGCTCCCGGGCTACCCCGGCATGGCTGAAGCGCCGAGCAACGCCAACATGATTCTGGCGTCGCTGGCCGGTGTGAACCTGTATCGCCAGGCCCTGCGAACCGGCAACGACACTTACGTTACGCCGGACCGCCAGGACCCTGCCTACATGAGTCCGAAGTACGCGGGCATTCCTGTGGTCTACGCCTCCAAGCTGGACACGGCGGCTCTGTACTCGACCGACACTTCGTCGGCCGGCAACGAGGTGACTGAGCTTGATACTGGCCTTACCGGTGCAGGCAACGCCCAACACGACGGCCCCCGGTACTACTGGATCAACCGCAAGTACTTCCGCCCGACGTTCCACTCGCGCAGGTATATGTACAAGCACCCTGTGCGCGTGCACCCGAACCAGCCCTCGACCCACGTTCAGGTTGTCGATTGCTGGCACAACTACCCGGTGCAGTCGCTTCAGCGGCACGCCATCGTCTACCCCAACGGCTGATCTAGCTCAGGAGAACTGAAATGACTTTCCTCATTCCCCCGACTGGAGGCCCGGGCAAAGGTCTGCACTTTGGACAGACCGGCTCTGTGACGCTGACCAACTCGACCGGCGGCGCAGTGTCTCTTGGCGAAATCGTCGCTGTGGACCCCGGGGACACCGCCAACACGGCGACTCCGGGCAACGACTCCCGGTACGCCATTGCCATTACGCCTGACGCTCAGGTGGGCCTGTTCTATGGCGTCGTGACCAAGGCCGGCGCGAACAACGCCGACATTCAGGTGACGTTTACTGGACGTTTCCAGAACGTGGCCATCACGGGCACGCCGGCGGCGGGCTCGCGACTCGCTTCGACTGGTTCGGACAAGACGCTTCAGGCCGTGCAGGCTGACGACCTTTGCATTGCCTACTCTGAAACCGCAGGCGTGGGCGGGCTTGTCGATGTTGTCTTCGACGGCATCAACGGGTTCGGCCAGGGCGGCGGTTCTTGATCTGACAACTACGGGCGGCTCCTTCGGGGGCCGCCCCCTCCTGCTGTACTGGCCCACCTGACACTATGAGCTACCACGCACGCGGACTTACGGCGTCCAATGCCATTGAGCACGCTAGGTACACCGTCTTCGGTGCCGGCGCAGAATTTCCCGCGCATATCAGCCCCATTGGCCTGGTCAACGAGGCCGGCGAGTGGCTGGTGTCGGCGCACCAGTGGGCATGGACGACCAGCCGGATAATGACGCTCGGCACTACGGCGGGCCAAGATCGCGTGCCGCTGCCGGATGACTACGGCGGCGACCTGGCTGAGCAGCAGTCAAACAGTCTCGTTGCTCGACTGCGACTGACCGACGTTGCCACGATCATTGACATGAAGGCGCACGATCCTGCCACCTCGCAGTTGATCACGTACGCCGCAGTCAACTACTGGATCCCCCCGGAAGGTGGGGAGCCTGTTCCGCAGCTGCTGCTGCACCCCACCCCAACAGTCACAACCGAGGACGCGTTTACGCTCGTCTACACGGCCAGGTGGCAGTACCTGCACGACCCGTCTGACCTGCTGGTCATGCCGGGGTACTGCGTGACGCTGTTCCTCGAGGTGCTGGTCGCCATTGCGCGCGGGCGCATGGAAGAGGATCAGGGGTCCGTAGCTACGCGCCTACAAGGGCTGATGATGTCCGACCTGATGAGCGCGGCCAAGCACGCGGACCGACGGACTCAAAGCGACATGGGCCGCATGCGCCACACGCATACGTCGCTAGGCATTCCGCCGGTGCTGACGACCTTCCCGTATAACTGGACATACGCTAACGGACCTTCCTGATGGCACAGGCTGAGTTCCCCAAAAGGGGCCTGAACGACGACACGCCGTTTGGCGAGCAGCCGGCAATGACGACTCGGGATGCGCTCAACGTGCGCACCATTGATCCGAGTACGGGCCGCAGCCGAGGAGCTCAGCGATCAGGAACCACCAAGTTCTTGCAGGGGGCCCTCAACGGGGCGCAGCCGGTGCAGGCCCTGGCGCAGACGATGCGCCCAAGAAACCAGTTTACGCTGACGAACCTGGGGTCCAACAACCTGACGACGACTACGGCCGCTTCGGGGTCCGTGGAAATTACAGGCACCATCACGATCCGCACGGCCATTCCGGGCTTCACGGTCGGCGACCGCGTGACAATCAGTGATGGCACCACCGCAATCACGTTTGAGGCCAGCTTTCAGGATGACAACGCCAGCGATAGTTCGTACGTGGCGTGGGAGGCCAACCCAAACAACGCGCCGCTGACGATGGCGCGGTTCGCGCAGAAGATCAACGAGCAGTCCTTCAGCATTGGCGCAGCGGTGGACTCGACCAACTCGTCCAAGGTCCTGCTGCAAAACACCGACGCCGGCAGTGGCGCGCTGGGCAACGTGGCTATTGTGGTCCAGGAGGATCTGGTAACGACCGACTGGGCCGCTACCGGCATGTCTGGTGGCACGGGCGGTGGCGACGACAACACCATCGAAGTGGAGTGGCAGCGCCGTCCAGCTGACGCAACTGAGACGAGCTGGATTGAGCTCGATGGCAACAACGTGTGGACCATCACGGACCGCGGTGTGGCTGAGCTCTACAACCCGGACGGCGTGCTGGTCAACAGCATCGCACCGCGCATCCCTGAGGGGTTTACCATCGTCAACCGCGTGGCCGTGGCCAGTGACAGCTCGGTCTATCTGGCGTGCAAGTCTGACGATGGCAAGGAAAGCCGGGTGTGGCGGTTCTACGCCCAGACGGACGTGTACGACGAGAAGTGGGAGTACGAGCTCCCCGGCACGGTGCGGCAGCTACAGGCCGCATTCGGCGCTCTGTATGTGGTGTCCGACTGCGCGGACATTGATGGGTCCGAGTACGAGAACACGCCGCCCGGGATCTTTGTTGGCCTAACGGGCCTGAGCCTTAGCACGCCGCTAGAGGCGTTCCGTAACGAGTGTCCTATGCCCGTCACTAGCATGGACATTTCCAACCAGGGCCTTGTGGCGATGGCGCACCCGGCTGCGTCCAAGCGCGGTTTTCGGTCAGCGTCAGTCGAAACCCCGGCATCTAGCGCCCCTGACCTGTGGACGCCTTGGGATCTGACCAACTACCGCGAGCGACTGTACTTTTGGTGTCGCGCAGAGGATGCGGTGGATGAAAACGGCAGTCTGATTACAGACATTGGCGATCGCGTTGGCGCTGTGCCTGAGCATCGCCTGTCCCCCCCGGATGGCTATGAGCTGCCGTATGACGACACAGATCGTCGCCTGGTGGCGTCTTCTGACCGCCTAGCGCCTAGCTGGCGAACGGAAAACGGGGGCCGGCCGTATCTAGCGTTCAGCGCAAATACAGCTGAAGGCACCTCGCCGTCGGCCTTGGCCGGCACCGTGCTTGTTTCCAACGGTGACAACTCTGTAGGCAATAAAGGCGCAGACCCGGAAAGCAAGCTGCCTAACCAGCAACGGCCGATCCCTAGTGATGACTCACTGTCATGGGTGACTAGCTTCCTGTTGCGGTTGCCGTCAAACACGACTGACCAACAGGTGTTTTTGAGCTTCGAGCAGGGCATTAGCGGTGGCCCGGACTTCGGAATCATTATCAATACAGAAGGCGGTCTGTACGCTAGTACGCTGGTCGATGGCGAAAATTCAATTTGGGTGGATGTAGACCCTAGGCAGCTTGTAGCCGACGACATCAACAACTCTGGTGACGCAACGTCTACGAAGATCGTTCGGTACTCCGACGAGCCAGGCCGCAGTGGATCAGCTCGCATGGCGCTAGTGACGCTAGTGTGGCATAGGGATCTGGCGCAAGACAGGTGCGTTGTCAGAGTCAACGGGCGTCACGTCGATACGTTTCGTGGCGTGGATAGGTGGGGGGGGTCAAATGGCAACTTTAGCATCGGTTGCCGTCGAGCCGCCGCAGATGGCGTTCCCGCCGACGACGTGTACGAAAACAGCAGCGTAGAGCAGTGGAACAGCTTTACAGGGCGGCTTTATGAGTGGGTCACGGTTCTGGGGGACAGCAACAACGGCGTCACCGCCAACCTAGACGAGATTCCGTGCCCCCGCCCTGACGCAGCCAGCGGGCGCGGCGCAATTGGTGGGCTGGACATTGGCTATGCAGACAGTGGCTCCGTGCCGCATCACGATGGCCGAGACAATCCAACCTCTGCCACAGAAGTCGAGCTCCTTGAGGGCTACCTGGCGCACAAGTACGGCGTAGCGTACATTCTCCCGCGCAGCTCGAGCTCTGGGGATCCCAGGTCCAGCTTCGGCTACTACGAGGCACACCCGTTTGGCGGGCCCGGCTGGTTGCCTGAGGGGCCGAACGCCACAAGCAAAAGCGCGTTCTACAGGCGCCAATGGACCAACGGAATGACGTTCTGGTCTGCCGGCGGCAACCTCATCGGCGGCTTGACCGGGGCGGGGATGTCTAGCGGTGTCGGGTGGGATGGCGAGGCAAGGCTGGTGTCTGGTGGCAAAGCCCAGGCCAAGCGCGGAGAGAGCCTCGACAACGAAACCTCAACGGCCTATCGGCGCACAGTCTTCTTTGGCAGCCGCGCAGTCACAGGCAAGTGCGCTACGGCCACGATTGACATTTCTGCCAGCGTTAGCGTGGGGGCGACACTGACGCTGACTGACAACAGCAGCATCGTTACGTTCGAGTTCACCAATACTGCGCCGACGCCAGGCAACGTGCGGGTTGATACGTCGGTGACGGCTACCAGCCAGGACACCAAGCAGCGCCTCATTGCGCTAGAGTTCTTGGACCGCCTAGATGAGTCTGCACTGGACATCGTCGGCTTCATGCACGGCGAGCAGAACGATGGCTCAGACGAGCACTCTGTCCAGTTGATTCAGGAGCAGATAGGTGTGGTCCGCGAGCTCAACATCGCCGTGACTGGCACGGGCCTTACTGCGCCGACGGCTTTCTCGGGAGCGGAGGACACGCCGGATGGCGGTTGGCTGGCTCGGGTGCCTGACGATCTTGATCGGTTGTCGGTAGACCCCGCCGTCGGCACCAAGATCCGGTTTGACTCTGCCAACAACATCTACCTGCCAGATACGACGCTCACTAGCGTCAACAGCATCGTGCGCCGCAGCAAGGACACTGGTTCTGTGCAATGGCGCTACTTGTTCCTGGGCAGCGAAACGGCCAACGCCGTCATTCCGCTTGGAGACCCGTTGTCGTACGCAGGCGCCAGCCTTGACGGGCCGGAGTTCGTGTTTGCTGCCAGCCGCAACGGGCCCATTGAGAACGACACTCTGTGGAAGCTGCGCATCCTGCGCGTTGACGAGGACCTAACCGGCCAGTTGTCTACACGCGAAGCTATCTACCTGGGCGTTTGTGGTGGCAGCGTGGTCAAGTTTGAGCGTAACGGAACGGCACAGGCCGTGACCGGCGGGGACAACTTGTTTAGCGCCGGCACGCCGTACATCCAGACTGCGGTTGTGCAGCAGAAGGTGTTCTTCACGGACGGCATTTCTGCGCACTACTACGACGTGGAGGAGGATGCGGTCAAGCCGTACATCAGTGAGTCGCGTGGGGCCCCGCCCGTGCGATTCCGTCTGCTGGC